GGTCTCATTATAAGGCGTGTAAATCCTGCGAAAGGTAAAACCTAAACCCATGTGGGGCTGGGACTTAGGTTTCTGACTTGTGTCAGCTCTTGATGTGAGCGTCTGCGTGGTACTGGGCTGCGATATCGTTGAACTTGAAATCGAACTTCATCTGTTCGAACGCTTTCGAATCCATCTTGTTGTACTCACCGCGCGCAAGCCTGATTGCGACGTAGTGCCACTTGTTGTCGGCCTTTTCGGTCTCGGCAAGCTTCTTCAGTTCGTGCTTCAGGACGCGGTATGCGTAGATGAGGTTGATGGTTGAGAACGCGTAGAACGTCAAAGATCGAACAAGCGCTTTGAGCATTCCAGATCCTTTCGTAAGGGTCTCATTATAGGAGCTGTTTTTCGTGCGATCCCCGAAAGACAAAAAACAAGAAGCCATGTAAGAGGTGTTAGCTCTCGCATGGCTTCTCATTTTGACTTCACTTCAGTGCGGCAGGTGTTACGACTTGAACGGCTTCAGAACCATCGGTCCGGCCTTGGAGAAGATCGCGTGGAGTCGCTCGTAGTTGACGATCGCGGCGATGCCGATGAGGTGCACACCCGCAGCGAGAAGCTGGTCGCGGCTGACGCGCTTGTGGGAGGTTTCGGCCTCCTTCATCGCGTGCAGCTGCTTGAGCTGGTCGTTGAGGATCTTGTACCTGTCGTCGGCGGGGTCGTCGATCTCAGCCATCTTGGCGAGTACACGGTGGATCTCCTCCTCCAGGGCGGAGGGGTCGGTCTTGAAGACGCGTTCGAATCGGTAGGTCATTACCGTTCCTTTCGTAGAGGTCTCATTATAGGGCGTGTAATCCCTGCGACCCCTGTGAACGGTAATTACCTATTCGTCTGACGGTTCGAACGTGAGCGTGTATGCCTTCCGAGGTTCGAACTTGTTGGGGGCGACACCCTTAAGAGTCATGCTCTGCGAAAGACTCGGGGCGAAGAGAGACCACTCCTTGTTTCGCCCGTCCACATAGTCCGGAGCGAAGGTGACGAGTACCTGTCGCTTATCCCCTTCGCCTCTTTCGCTCTTCGATGCGCAGATGACCTTTGCAGTGACGCTCATGTCAGATTCCCTACTGAGATGCTGGCGGGTTGACGATGGGGGTTTCCCCCGTGTCGCTGTTGACCCTGAAGTTGGCAGAGCTCATGTTCTCAAGCTCTTCCGGATCGCCGTCCACAACAAGCGAGAACACCTTCTTCTCTCCGTAATTCTGGACCTTGATCTCTCCTACGTACGGAGCGCTGCTGGCGTAGTACGACTTCTTGGAGAGCTGGATGATCACACCAAGAAAGGTGTTCAGAGCCGTCAGCGTACCAACGACCTGATCGACGTGGTTGAAGTTCCAGATCTGTGCCAGCGCGATATAGAGAGCACTCAGCGCCGGGAGCACGATCGTGGCAGACCTCTTCACCACGTTGTAGGCGCCGTTACTGAGCATCGGCGTCTGCTTGGCGTGTGACGACTCGGACGTCATTGATTTCCCTCGACTCTCTTCTGTGGAATGTAGCTTCGTACTGTGGGTTCATGGGTCCGAACGGAAGCTTCTCAACTTCGTTCATGACCCGTTCCGCAGAGCCATTTCCGCCGAGAGCCTTGTATGGTTCGTAGAAGTACTTACGGAGTTCTTCGTACTCGTCCCTGGTGGCCCATCCTCGGCGAATATAGGCAACTCCGAACGTCATGATGTGCTCGTAAGCGATACCCATCAGGAGACGAGTCGTTGCGTTCTTCGTACTGCTCCTGCTACTCCGATAGGCCCAGAAGCCTGACGAAGCAAGAACAGTACTGACCGAAGTCAAGACAATCTGGAGCCAGTTGTCCACTAAACAATCCTCCCCTAATTTTACCCATGATGAGAGACAGCTGTTAAGTTGTCCTTGACCAGGTACCGGCAACTCGGCCCCATGCTTCTGCCTTCTTCCACGTCCCCCCGACGTTCACATAAGGAACGGCCAGTTTCCACGTGGACCCATCCAGAATATAGGCCCCAGCCACAGTCTTCATCATCGTGGGTTTCGACCACGCACTCCACCCGACAGAGTTCTGAGCCCTGACGAATATGTAGTACGTGATACCAGGGGTTAGACCTGTGAGTACTTGAGGCGAAGACGCTGACACCGATTGGGCCGGCCCGAGAGCCGTGTTCCCCCACCCAATCTGCCAAGCCGTGATCGCACTGCCGCCATCGCTGTTGGGGTAGAAGGCGACGTCTACCGTTGTTGCTGTGATGCTCGAAAGCAGCGGAGCCTGCGGCGCTGTAGGAACCGCCTGGGTCTTTGCACTGGCCCTACCGGACCAAGGACCCCAACCCACTGAGTTGTGAGTCCGGGCCCAGAAATAGTAGGTAGTGCCCTGCGAGAGTCCCGAGATGGTCGTCGAACCGTCTGAACTGACGGTTGTGGCGGACGAAGCATCCGAGTTGTTATCGTACCTGATCTGACGGGAATCGATGGCGTCTCCGCCATTTGAACCGTCCTTGAATGTGACGACTACTGACGTCGCCTTGATGCCGGATATGGCAGGAGTAGACGGTGCGCCAGGAACCGTGTCACGAGCGATGCTGTGACTGAATGAAGACGGACCACCGATACCCGAAACATTGGTGTCGGTGGTTAGTTTGAGCGTGACAGTCTGCGAGTCCGTTACGTTCGCAGACCCTACCTTCTTCCAGTCGGCGCCGGTGGGGTAGTCGATCGTCGTGTTGTGAGTGGAACCGTTGACCGTGTAGCTGAAGCCTAGGTTGTCCCAGTGATCGCTTTCCCACTTGGCCTTGAACCAGAATTCAACATCGGTTCCCGTGTCGGTGATGCGGAGTGTTCCGCCCTCACTGTTGGTGTAATCCCAACTGGTCATGGCTTACGCACTCCAATCGCCTTTAACCGATGATCTTGAAGTAGATGTCCCCGTCGTTACCGCCAGTGGGATCCGCGGTACCCGAAGAGATCCCCGACGAGGTGCGAAACGCAGCCTTGCCGGTCGGAATGAGGGCCTTCACCTGAGCGATGAAGTCACGGGTTCGGTTGATCTCTCGACCGCCCCAGCGAACTCGCCCCTCCTCGCCGGTATCCGGTACGGTCGGATAACCAGCGGCTGTTGCCTGATCTCCGACAGCCATGTCAAACCTCCCTTGTGAATATCAGGCTTGGTTGCCCCAGACGGAATCGGTGTCCGCGCTGAAGTCACCCCATGTCTTGTTGCTGGTCCAGGACAGCCAAGAACCAGTGTTGATGAAGGTGTTGAGAGTGAGCGTCGGGTAAGACCGATCGCCTTCCTTGTCGCTCACAAATATCTGCTCGGTCACCCGCATGTAGTTGGTGACTCCGTCTATGTTTCGCACTTCAACCACGTCGCCGAGATTGTAATGCGTCCCATAGATGTACTGACTGCTTTGACTGATCTCGCCATCGAACGCCTGATAGGTGCGGTTTTTCGCCAGTTCCTCATACCCACGCTGCTGAAGGGCTGCAGAAACATCAGCTACCGAATCGGCCGTGATGTCATTGGCATCTACAGGTAGAACATGCCTCTCGAAACCTTCGACTTCAGGGTCGACACCTTCAGCGAAGACCATCTCAAAACCGTCAGGACAATACACATAAGCTACGTTCTTTGCCCCGTCGATGGACGTCAGTTCTTTAGTGTTCTGCAAGTTGTCCATGTCCGGAGAGAAGACAACCGCGGGCAGTACAGTTTGAGCAGTGGTTCGATCGCTACCGACATAAATATCGAACCAGAGTTTCGACATGTCCTGTTGGCGGAGCAGGCGGAAACCAAGGTTCCAGACCTGCGCGACTTGAAGGATCGCGTCGTAGACAGTAGAGGGCTGAATCTCTACAGTGATCGGATCGATCGGCTCCACGATTGTGTCATCCGGAAGGAACGTTCCTTCGTTGATGAAAGGGATCACGTCATTGGGATCGAGGATTCCAGTGACGCAAATATCATGGAAGATCTTCCGACACACATCAGCAGGCTTGTCTGTGATAGTCCATTTGATGTCTACCTTGTTGCCGCTACCGTCGGTCGTTTGAGTCGCAGCATTGGCTATGTACGCGACTCGGTCGTAGAGAAGGACTTCAAGAGAACGACCCTTTACGACAAGGATCTTCTCTCCGTCTCCGTTCACGTCGTCTTCGACCGATTCAACCCGCATCACATAGTTGGACTTGTCGGTAGCCAAATATGTGTCTGTCTTCAAAAGACTTCTTGCTCGGTGAGTCGACGGGATATCGAGCTGGAAATCGCCGTACTGCTGGAACCTTTCAGTCCAGATAAGCGATTCGAACTCTTCGACCATGTACTCCCGGCGGAGGAGAGGATCGAGTGTGTAAAGCTCCATCACAGTCCTCCGTACCGGGCCACATAATCGAGGGTGTACGGAATCCCCGCGCCAGTTGCGTAGAAGGTGATGACGTTGTCTCCAGGCAAGAGCTCAATCCAACTGGATTGAGGAGACTTGCCGTAGAGGAGTGAGGATATGGTCCCGCCTCGGGTCAAGGTCACCCCCTTGCTGCCGGTGACGGAGTTGATGACCAGAATGTCACCAGCAACAAGAGAGGCCGAGAAATCGAGCTGACGCAGATCGTCGTTCGGCGGTTGGTGATAGATCGTAAAATCGCTCAACGTCCGGTCGACGTTGAGTGTGATCACGGTACCCGTCTTCGAAGTCCCCGGGTAAGCAATGAGCCTTCCCGAGGACCCAGAAGTCGTCATTCCGTCACCGATATGACCCGGCACCACATCCAGAAAGTCCGGCTTGAAGCAGGTTACAGAGATGTTCATCGCCGGTTCCTGAGTAAACAGGGGCGAAGGAGCATCCTCCACTACTCCGGATATGGTAACGTCCGGACCTTCGTCGTCGTAGAATGTGAGGTCCACCTTCGTCGTAGGCATGAAAAATGCGTACAGACGATTCCGCAGGCTTCGCACCGTTTCCGTCAGGGGATTCGGATTGAGGCCTGCGGTTATGACGATATTGCGTTCTTCTCGCCGAGCGGACTGGAATTGCGTCCCGTCCAGTCCGGCGAAGGCCGTTGATGTGATCGTAGCCTTCACCGGATCCAGCCCATCGATGTCCTGAATGAGGTACGAAGCCTCGTCATCATCGAGCTGAAAGCTGAGCAGGTCGCCCTGAGGCGTACTAACTTCCACTCTTGTTAGCACTAGTCGACAGAGCTCCCTTCGCTCTAGACAGCTGGTTGTTGGTTTGACGGTAGATGTCGGCCGAAGAAAGAGGCTTCGGCGAGTTGTTGTACTGGTTGAACGTGAGCTGAGGGGCAGTCGACGTCGTTTGAATATCGGGCGTCTCATGTGCTGCCATCCTGGCATTGGCGATTGCCGCAGCCTTGGAATATGCAGCGTCCACCGATACCTGACGACCGAGAAGAGTCCCGATCTGACCGGCATTCTCTTTCACGTTGGACAGATCGAGAACCGGAGTGATAACCGGTTGAATATCGATCGGGCCAGCAACCAGATCAGAGAATCCAGTCATCGACTTCCGCAGAGAATCGATAGCGGTCTGCCCAGTATCCGCGGCAGCCTTAGCCACGACACCAGACATTTCGCTCAGACCAACAGCGACTCCCTCGGCAGAATATCCACCGACCTCCATGAACGCTCTCGACGGGGACTTGATGCCGAGCTTTTTCTTGATGGCCTTGACCATCGCATCGGCGATCTTGTCCATCTGCTTCTCGATGTTCTTCTGTTGAAGCTCCAGACCCTTGACGAGCCCGGCAGCAGACTGCACCGCAGCGTCATAAAGCTCGCTGGATGCCGAACTACCGAGAGCCTTGGCCGCGGTTGCCAGCTGGCTGTCGAGGTTGTTGATCTCGTTGACCGCACTCTTACCGCCAGCAAGAAGCTGATTGGCGAACGGCAAAGCGTCAATACCCTTGCCCAGAAGCTGCTTATATGCCTCGTCATTAAGACCGAGGTCTCGCAGTCTCTGGAGAGTGTTGGCGAACTGCTTGGTCTTCTCGATCTGCGTCTTGAGATCGGACTCGTAGGACGCAACGGAAGTGTCTGAAGAAATATCGGGCAGTACAGAGTACTGATCCGTTATCTGCTTCTTGAAGTCGTCGCGGGTCTTCTTGATATCCGCGAGTGCCTGCTTGGCATCCTTGATCTTGTCGGTGTACTTGTCGTACTTGTCGGCAAGCTGATCGAGCTTCTTGTGCTCGTCCTTGTAGCTCTTGTCGAGGAGTTTGTACGCCGCAGCGGCCTTCTCGCGCTCCTTCTTCGTCGCCTTCGCATCCTTGGCCATCTTCTTAAGCATGTCCGACAGATACTTGAAGGCGTCGTCAATCTGGCCTCTGTTCCCGTCGAGTCCCTTGCGGAAACCGTCGATGACGTACTTACCGATCTTCTCGAATTCCTTCGAGGGTGAATGGATACCCAGGAAGTTCTTCGCTCCGTCCAGTGCGCTCTTAGCAACATCGATCGCAGCATTTTTGATCTCGCCGAGACCGGCAGCGAGTCCCTTGGCCATACCCTTGATGATGGCTACGGCCATTTTACCGCCAGCGGCACCCAACTCAGCCGAATGTTGGTTGATCGCCTTGGTTACTCCATTGATAAAGCTAAGAATCAGCTTCACGCCGGAATCGATGACCCTAGGGAGGTTCTTGGAAATACCATTGAGGAAGTTGACCACGACGTTAGTCGCTGCCGTAACCATCTTCCCGATATTAGCCGCGATACCATTCAGAACACCGGTGATCAGGCGCATGCCCGCAGTGACCATCTTGGGTACGTAGTTCGCCAGCTGCTGAAGCAGCATGGTGAGCATAACCAAGAGAGTCTTGACGATCTTAGGAGTCAGAACGGCGATCGCACTGATCATCGCCCCGATAACCGTAGTCATCGCCTTGAATATCGCCGGTCCTGCCATTGCGATCACACCAGCGAACGCAACAACACCCTCGCCGATCTCCTTCATGAGCTGAGGAATGAGACCGATCAGACCACTGACGATACCGATGATCGCTGCCGCACCTGCTGTACCGACTGCGGCAAGGATGCCCAGACCGGATGCGAACAGATATACGCCAGCGCCAGCAGCAAGCAAGGCGACGCCCAGGATGCCGAGAGCGATGCCGAATGCCGCGATCAGCGGAGACAACAGACCCAATATGGCGGACGTGGCTCCGATGACGATGAGCGAGCCAGCCAGCATCAGAAGGCTCTTACCGATCTCGGCCAAGGACATCTGACCGAAAGCGGCGAGAACTGGCTGGAGAACCGCCAGTGCCGCAGCGACGAGAAGCAGGGCGGCAGCACCCGGAAGTGCCTCCGTCATGAGAATCATCGCCGCAGAAATCAGAGTCAATGTGCCGAAGAGCAGCAGCATCGACTTGCCGATCTCTTCCCAGGAAAATGCTGCGAACTGGGTGAGGGTTTGTGCGATGAGTAGTAGAGCGGCAGCCACACCGAGAATCGCCAGAGCGGCCAGAGGAGCCTCTGGAGGAATAACGATCAGGGCAGCGGCGATGATGGTGAGAGCACCGAGCATCACCGTGAGGGACGATGCGATGTTGGCCCAACTCAACTGAGCCATCTGCTCCAGCGCGTCACCGATCATCCCGAGGGATATGGCGACGCCCAACACACCAAGAGCGCCGAGGGCAGCATCCGGCGGAATAAGCATCAAGGCACCTGTGACGATGCCGAGAGCACCGCCCATAGCCACCAAGCCCGAAGCGATGTTGGCCCACGAGAGCTTCGAGAAGTCCTCGACGGCGCTGGCGAGGATCTTGACCCCTGCCGCCAGCAGCAATATCCCCGCACCCTGGCCGATACCGCCAGCGTCCGCCTTTGCGAACTTGGTGAGGAGGATAAGGGCACCGAGAACAGCGCCGACTCCGACCAGGCCCTTCGCGAGCTCGTTCCAGCTGAGACCGGAGAGGTCGCCGACCGCACTGGCCAGGATCTTGACCGCCCCAGCGAGAACGATCAGGCCGAGGCCTGTAGATATCATTCCCGACGAAGGCGGCATGAACTTCATGACTGCGAACAAACCGCCCAGAAGTACCGTAACTCCCGTGAGGCCTTTCGCCAGGCTATTCCAGTCCAGCGTCGACAACTGCTTGACTGCCTGGGCCAGAATAAGGACGGCACCCGCCAGAAGAATCAGCGATCCCATGATGAACGGCATCTTGGCGAAGCCCGCAGTACCCACGAACTTCTGGAATATGACCAGAGATCCGATGAGCTGCGTGAACATTCCCGCCATGGCCGTAGAGGCCCGAGTGAGTCCGTTCGCGTCGATCGTCGACAGCTTCGAAACCGACAGGGTCAGGATGCCGATGGCGATGGCGATCTCAAGGAGTGTCGTCGCCTTGAGGGTTCCCTGCATTGACTCCAGGGTTCCCGTCAGGGCTTCGAACGGACCGGTGATCGTCTCGATGAAGCCGGAGGCAATATCGCCCCCGCCCTTGATCTTGTCGATGAAGTGCTTGACGATGAGGATCAAGCCTGCGAACAGACCCGTGTTGATCCCGTTGAGAATATCGCTGAAGTTCAGACCGGAGAAGAAGTTCGTGATCGCCGGGCCGATGCTCTGCATCAAGCTGGTGATCTTGTCGCTGATCGGGCCGAATATGCTCCCGGAGTTGCTGATCATGTCGACCAGCTTGCTCCAGCCCTTGCTGACCAGCTCAAGGAGCTTACCGAACGGCCCAAGCTTGGTGGTGACGCCAGATATGGCGCCCTCGGCCTTGGAGCCGTCGAAGCCCTCGAACAGGGCGCCGATCCACCTCGCCGCTGCCTGGAGGAGCTTGATCGGAATGGCGAGGATCGTACCGAGTCCCTGGAAGAACTTTGTCAGACCGTTGCCGGATTCGATCGCCTTCTTGAGGCCGACGAGGAAATCGCCGATCCTGGCGGTGAGGTTGAGGAACCCTCCAGAACCGTGAGTGATAACTCCGAAGAGATGAGCGAGGACACTTCCCACGCCCTTGATGACATCCCATGCAATACCAAAGACTGCAAACACACCCGCAAAGGTGCGCTTCAGTTTCTCAGCTGTATCACTTCCTATTTTGAGCTTCGCCATGAAGTCGGCGAATCGCTTGGTCAGATCGGCGAGTTGCTTACCGGTTGTCGCAGGGAAGATCTCCCTGAATGCGTCATGAATGGGCTTGACGACGGAGGCGAACGCCTTTATGCCATTCGTAATACCCTTGATGAGGTCGTCTCGCCCACCCAGCTCCTTCCAATCCGACAACATCTTGTTGCGGGCGTTGGAAGAGTTGTTTACGACCTTGCTGATGGAGTTGCTGATACCGGTGAACAGACCCTTGGCTTCGGAGAAGTCACCGAAGATGGTCTGCCAGGTAGTCGCCCAGCCAGATCCCAGAGCTTCTTTCGTGGTATCCCACAGCTGCGTAAGAGTCTTGACCTGAGTCGCGGACTCCTTCGCGGCTTTGGCTTGGGCCTGGATCATCTTGATCTCAGACTTGCTGAAACCTTCGGCCTTGAGCTGAGCATCGGTGAGATCGCCGGTGAATTGCTTCAGCGTCTGAAGGAGAACCTTGTCAGTAAGCCATGGCTTCTGCCCAGGCTTCATCCTGATGGATTCGGTGAACGACTTACCGTTGACGGTCACAGTCTTCATGGCGCCGTTGAGCTTTACGGCACCGTCCTTCAGCGTTCCAAGCTTCTCGGCGTTCATCGCCAGAGCACGTTGGAAGCCACTGCTTGCCATTCCGGCATTAACAACAGAGGTCCAGTCCTCCATCGTAACTGTGCCGGAGGAAATGGCCTGTGAGAGCTGATACATGACGTGCGACGCGTTTTCAGAATTCGCGCCAGCCATGGCTGCAACGTTGGCGATACCCTTGATCGCCGCGGTAGAGGTCTTCAGGTCAACACCGGCAGCCGTGAAGGTGCCGATGTTCTTGGTCATCTCCGAGAAGCTGTAGATCGTCTGGTCGGCGTAGTGGTTCAGCTCATTCAGAGAATGCTTGACGTCGTCGAGCGTCGTTCCGGCCTGCTGGGTGTTAGCCAGGATCGTCTGGATCGAGTTGATGTTCGTCTCGTACTCACGGAAACCATCCATGATCGGAGCGAACGTGAACGACTTGGCGAAGTTGAGACCGGCGCTGACTGCTCTGTTGGTGATCGTCGCCAGGGCTGTGACACCAACTACTGACAACGCTTTGAACTTGCTGGCTACCGACTGAACACCATTACCGAGGTTCTCAAGAGAAACCTTCTTGCTGGCGGAGTCGACCTGGTCGAAGTCCTTCTGAGAATCGCTGGCAAACCTTCCGAGGCTGTCACGGACTTTGTCAACACCCGTCTTGATGTTGTCGAGTCCCTTGCCGGAAGACGGTGTCTCAAGCTGCTTGGTGAAGCGCCCGAGAGAGTCTCGGCTCCTGGCGATGCCTTGCTCGAACGCCTGGTTGTCAAATCTCAATCGGACAATGCGTTCGTCGATACTGCTCAAGTGAGGGTCACCGCCTTCCAAACAATGTCAGCGATCTTGTCGAATACCGGTTTAATCGCCGGGTTGATGAAATCTCGTCCCTGGACGTATCCGCCGGTCCCGGTTCCGTGCCCCATCTGTAGCATGATGACGACAGGAAAACCGTTTTCAACGTCGGAGTTAGTCCAGGCGAGTTCGTACATGCCCCCGGACTTAGAGACTGTGTAATCCCACGAATGGGCAGCCAATCCGGTTTCCTCAGGAGTTGCTGAGGAGAGAGCCGTGACACCCATCTGCCCGCATGACGCCAATATGCTCTGGATGTTGAGCGAATGGACGTGATCGAGAAACGCCTGCGTGCTCTTGAAAGAGCCCGTAGTTGTGATGGTTATCAAGTTTCACTCCTCATTTTGGCGCCGTCAGAGAGTGTTCGTGGAATGCTCAGTCTTGGTGATGGACGACAGCACGAAGTTGGGATCAGACGCGACCACAGAGTCGGCGAACGCCTGCACGGCAGCCTCGATGACTTCGACCGAAAGCCCCGGAACTGGCTCCGATGCGATGTTGAACTGGAAGTTGCTGTATTCCTGGCCTGGGTTGTTCACGCTGATGTTGTAGATGTCGCCTACGTTGTTCAGGTTCATCGTGATTGTGGCCACGTAATACTCCTTATGCTGCTGTCTCGTAGTCGAAACTACCTCGAATAGCGTTACCAGACGCCCACGTCCAAGGAGTGATGGAGTCGACGTCGCCGCCGATACCACCGCCGAGTGCGTTGGACACGAAGCACGTGAGAATGCCGAACGAAATGGCCGTGGTTCCCGAAAGCTTGATTCGAGTGAAGCCGAGGTTCTGCGTGTCCTTATACATGTCCCCGATGCCGAGGAAGGTCCCCGGAGCGGTTGCACTGGCGGGCCACTGAGCAGGAAGACTGAAAGTCCAGTTGTCGGTGCCTGCTGGCGTGGAACCGAAATTTGTAGTACTTCCGAACGTCACATCAAAAGTGACGTGGACGTTCTTCCCAAGCTTGTGGGCCTTGAAGCTGGCCGTTGCGTTACCGAACGACGGGAGGTGGATTCCACTTGTAGTGGACCAAGTGGGCGTCCATACGTAGTAGGAACCAGGATCATGGACCAGCTTCTTCCATGCACTCCATCCGGTAGCAGCGTCGGAGGTCCTGACCCACATCTCGGGGGTGTTGGTGCTTCCCGGATTCCTTTGAGTGAAGATCTGCTGCGCGAAGGAGTTTGTCGCATCCCAGAAGGTTTCGACTTCTCCGTACATACCACTGAAGTCCCATGAGGTGCTGTTCGCCGAGGTGTAGTAGATCCTCGAACGCCCGTTGGGGTATGTAGTAGCCGCAGAGGCCTGTGTGAAAGCAGCAGCCGAAAGCATCGTGAGAACGACTAGTTCGTGCCACGCGGTCCATCCGCCACCACCATCGGAAGCGTTGTGATGCCTGATGTAGGCTCGCGGATGGCTTGTACCGCCAGAGGCCGTGTAGAAGGTCTGCTCGCAACGCCATTGGCTGTAGTTGTGCGTTACGACCGTTCCGTAACCTCCGCCGATAGACCATGTCGATGCATCCATCAAGGAAGTACCGGATGGATATGCGCTCTGGGCTGCAGTCTCGGCAATACCGCTTACGAGCTGTACTCGATATCCGGGAAGAGACGCCAAACCGGCCGGAGTTACTGCCCTGGTGGCATCGGTACCCGCTTGTGTCTCTGCGTTGGTCGCGAGTTCAACAGGACCTACCAGAGTCGTAGTGGCAGCACCGATGGCTCCTGCATCGACTGTGGTCCCATCGTACTTGGTCAGGATGAGGTGGTTTGCAGAGTCGAAATGAGCGCCGGTCACCATTCCGTTTCGAATGGCCGTCATGGCCGCGGCGGTCATTCCTGTGACGGTAGCCATAGAACCACCTTTCTAATCGGAGCTGAGGGTGTAGGTGGTGTCGTCGATGAACACGGCGTTGTTAGACGTGATCTCGAAGGTTTCGTCATCGAGCATCCGAATAACGTCGTACGGAGCTGTAACCGTGAACGTTCCATCGCCATTGTCCGTCACCGTCATCGTAGAGATGGTGTCGTAGGTGGCGAGCAACTCAACGAACGTGGGAATTCTCGCTACTTCGTCGTCGGTCCCGTAAAGAATATCCTCGATCTGGGAAAGGATCGCGGGGTCTGTCGTACGGGAATCGATGACGATATGCGGAGTTCTCTTGTATCCGTCGAGAGCTGGAGGTTTCGTTGTGATCTTCCAGCTGAAGTCATCCGGATCGTTCTGCTCTTTGATCGTCTGATGGTTCCGGTCCGTCGGAGAAACCCGAGCGTTGTAGACGATGTGGAGCTTGTACCCGGCGCTGTCGCTCTGGTCGTTTCCGATCATGGTCCGATAGGACAACCCGAAAGGCTTCCTCCTCTGATGAGTGAGGAACAAACCCTGACGGGGTTGAACGCTGCCATCGCAAACCTCGAATTCGAGCGGGTATGTGAAAGCAGTGATGGTCGCCTCGAATTCCTCTGGAGCTGAGACGTTCAAGTACTTGACGCCATCGAGGTAGTAGGGGCGAGGTTCGCCGCCGGAAGGGGTTTCATTGACGGCGGTCAATCCATTCCATGCGACGCCCGGTTGGCCTTCGACGTATAGGACGCCTCTGTCAACACCCGCTTCGTAGTAGCGAGTTCCGATAGCATCCCAGTCGAGCCTTGGCATATCGAGTTCCTCCTCTCACCCAGAAGTCCCCAGTTTTGCTCTCCGCTGTGCGTTCAGCTCTCGCTGCTTCTGGAGGATCTCGTTCCTGCTCATCTTCTTCTGAGGTGCGTTCTGCTGGCCACGAACTCGGATGAGTGTGAACAGTCTGGCCAGATGCCAGTTTTCACAATCCTTCCAAATGCCAGCATCGATCATCCATGAATAGATGAGTTCAGCAGTGATGGTCTGAGATGTTCGCCGCTGGTTCGGCCCGTCACTGAACCAGGTGGCAGTCATCTTGGCGTTGATGTACTTGTCGATGTCCTCGAAATTCTCCGCGGAGAGATTCTCGAAGACTTCTTCAGGAACATCTGGAGTAACCGTCATTGCTCTGACGTACCAGTAGACCTCAGCGTTGGTCTTCTCTTTGTCACTCAGAAACGGCTTCTCGAAAAACGCTTCCCATTTTGACAGGGAGACCAGAGAGTGCTCTAGCGCAAGCTCGAACTTCTCTCTCTTGTACTTCTCCGTCGCTTCGTCGTAGGTTTCTTCGCCGAACGGAACGTAGATGATGAGCACTCTCTGGCCTCCTTCCTGTCAGGTCAGGTTCACGAGTAGTCGAAGTACCAGTCGTCGTCCGAGACGGCCGGGAACTTGTAGCCCGCCGCCGGAGTGGCGTTGACGACGGTGTCCTGGGTGATGACCTGAGGACCGGCGGTCTGGAGAACGCCGTCGATGTAGTAGTTGACTCCGGTGGTGCCCGGAATGGTGAGAGTGTGGGTCGAGTTGTTGTAGGTCGGCGCGGTCGGAACGACCTCCGTGACCGTGCCGGAGAACATGGCGATGACCTCGCCCGGAAGCGGGAGACGGGGGTCCGTACCCGCGGTGCCGTACAGGGCGTCCTGGAGAGTGCCCAGAGCCGTGGCGTCCACCTGCGTCGAGTCGACGGTCAGGCTGGCGGTCGGCTTGAACGGCTTCCCGGTGGAGGGGTTCGTACCGGGGACCTCGACCGGCGTGGTGGAGATGTCCCAGCTGAGACCCATCGCCTCCGGCGAGTCGTTGACGGTGGCGTAGGCCTTCTCAGAGGGAGCCGCCAGGGCGCCGTAGACCAGGTGGATCTTGTATCCGGCCTCCGGGTCCATGTCGTTGCCGATCTTGGTCTGGTAGGACAGACCGAAGGTCCGACGCGGCTGCTGACCGATGGCGACACCGGCAGTGGGAACCGCGGAGCCGTCGCACTCGGCCCATGCGTCGGGGTAGGTGAAGGCCTCGATGGTGCCGCCGAACTGCTCGACCGAGAGCAGGTTCAGGTACACCATGTTGTCGGCGTACTGCTTGTTGGACTCGGCGCCGGAAGGGGACTCGGTGACGGTGGTCAGACCGTTCCAGGCAGTGCCCTCGTCGTAGACGCCGCTGTTCTGGAGGTAGAGGACGCCCTTGGACACACCGGTCTCGTAGGTGCGCTCTCCGGGCTGGTCCCAAGCGAGCTTGGTCATGTGGTGTTGCTCCTCAGAAATAGAGCTCGAAGACGTCGTGATTGAGGTCATCCGCCACAAAGAACCGGTTGTACAAGGTCATGGGCAGGGCCGCAATCTTCGCCAGAGTATCCCCATCAGCAGGATCCCTGGAAATATGCGTCAGTTGATAGCGCTGCGTGTAGCTGTACGGCTTATTGCCTGCGAACTCAGTGTGAGCACTGTCTCGCTGATACACGATGCAGGGATACTGCATTTGCACGTTGGTGGGGGGTTGAAAATATACATTACTGCTTCCCAACACCCCCTCAAGGAGTGTCTGCAGTTGTTCCCTTCGGTCCGTTGTAGACACCCCCCAATGTCAGGAGAAGGCGGGGACTCCGGACTTCAACATCCGAAACTGTCCATAGAGTCCCCACCCACTCGACATAGCGAATATTCATGAAATTCGCATTGGCGTACGCATCAGCCACAATGCTGATTGAGTTATTCATAGAGAGATCGCCATTTACGCGTTCTCCCTCACGAAGCTGTCGGATGTTCCGGATGACATCGCCGAAATATTGCTTCTCGACAATGACGTTGTTCCAGATACCGGGCTTCGTCTCGACAGATGTGCCGTAACCTACCTTTCCGTAATATCGAGCCATCGCTTAGCCCCTAGTGGTGAGAGGTCAGGACGCCTTGCGCTTGAACTCCCACGACTGGTTGTCGATCTCGAAGTAGTAGCCGGACGCCGGGACGGCGTAGACCGTGGTGGACGCACCGGCCGCCAGGGCCGTCTGGGCGCCCGCGGTGAGCGTGGTGCCGTTGCTGTCCTTGTAGACCACGCCGGTCTTCGACGGGATCGTGACGACACCGGTGGTGGAGTTGAAGGCGGGCTCGGTCGGCTCGACCAGGACGTTGGCCGCGGCGGTCTTCTTGATGACCAGGGCGGACTTCGGGCGGACGAGAGCACCCGACATGCGGGTCTCCAGCAGGTACTTCTGCTGGTTGTAGTCGATGTCGAAGTCGTCGAACATCGTCAGCTCGCCACCGCGGTCGGTGCCGACGTTGTAGTCGTCGAGGTTGACGATGATGCCGATGAGGTCGGGGATCTCCTTCATCGGCTCGACGAGCTGGATGTCCTTGACGCCGAGAGCGTCCGCGACCTCCTGCTTGTTGGCGTAGAACCGACGCTGGTTGCCGTCACGGGCCTTCAGGAACTTGTTGAGCTGCGGGACGGTGGTGTACAGGGTCGGCGTGCCGGTGCCCTTGTAGTACTCCATGCCGTCCATGACGGCGTCCACGACCTCCTCGTAGTTCGAGTTGGCGTCGTCGACGTTGACGTTGACCTCGGTGACGAACAGCTCGTGGTCGTTGAGGATCGAGCGGACACCGGTACCGTCGGCGGCACCCAGCGGGTCCTTGATCTTGTCCTCGTCCGTGATGTCACGGCCGTCGCCGATGAGGATCGCACGCGCGATCTCCTCCTCGGTCATGAGCCGCATCTCGCCCTTGAGGAAGGCGACGATGTCGAAGTCCGTGATGTCGAGGATGTCGTCCCGGTCGAGCTTCTGCTTCTTGTAGATCGTGGTCGGGCCGGTGGTCCGCTTGGTGACGCCGAACCATTCCTCGATCTTGTAGTTGCCCTTGATGTAGCCCTTGGCACGGGCCTCGTCCTGCGTGAGGTCGGCCGTCCAGGTCTTGATCCGGGAGAACGGGGTGTGGCGGGTGCCGTTGAGAACGGAAGACACCCACTCGGTCCGGCGCTTCTCCAGCTCGATGACACCGGTGGCCGCCTTGGCGTCCGGGAAGAGGATGTCGATGTCGGTGATGCCGTGCGCGAGGGCGTAGTCCTCGACGGCCTCCTTCAGGGAGCCGACCTTCTCCATCTTCTTGACGATGCCTCGGACGTCGTCCGCGGTGAGGCTGTGCTTCAGCGACCCACCCTTCTTGGCGGCGTCGCTCTGGTCGAAAACGTTGCGCGACATGCTGTCGCCTCCTTCGTTGTGGGTGAGGGCAGAGTGCTGAGCGTTCTTCGTGGCGTCTTCGAGAGCCGTACCGACGACGAAGTACATGGCGTTCTTCTGCTCTTCGGTCATGCTGTCGATGACGTCGTTGAGGGTGGCGTCGTCGGCGACTGCGTGGGAAACGGAAACGTCGGACTCGGTGCCTTCGTCGTCGGACTCGTCGCCCTCTTCGTCGTCCAGCTCGTCATCGTCGTTGGAGGGCTCGTCCTCTTCCTCGTCGAGGGCGTGTTCGAGCTCCAGACCGGTGTGGATGACCGCCTCGTCGTCCAGCTCGGAGAGGGAGCCGTCACCGTGCTGGATCGCAACGAAGTCGATCTTCGCACCGGGATTGGCTCCCGCCAGAACGAGGCTCACCTCACGGATCTGTCCGTGGACGACGTTCTTGGCCTTCTCGACCAGCTGATTGGCGAAGATGGAGAGGGCGTTGATGTCCTTGTGCTGGACCATCTGCTTGGCCGTCTGGCCCTGCTTGGTCGAGTTGAAGAACCCGTAGGCGTAGACGCCCTCGTCGCGGTTCTCCAGGATCGCGTGGCCGAGAACGTTGTCCACGCTGTGGTGGCCGTGCTGCCAGACCAGCGGAACCTGCTGCTGGTCCATGTGCTCGAAAGCACCCCGCATGATGGTTCGGCCGTCAGTGCACTTGAGACCAGCCTTCGTGGCCCAGCCGCCGAAGTCGGCTTCGATTTCGGTTGCCATTTTGACTGCTCCTTCCTACTTCTTCGTGTTGGTCCGGGATCCGAGGTCGCCGCTCGCGTGCATCTTCTCGATCCTCGCTTTGATGGTCTTGATTCTCTCGTTCAAGGACTTGACCTCTGCCGAGAGATCACTGTTGGTTGCCGTACCGTTCTTGACGGCTTCTTCCCGGCGACGCTTCTCGTCTGCTTCGGCCTTTGCCTTCTTCTGAGCCGCAGTGAGCTTCTGAGGTTTGGCGCTGGCTTTCTGCTGAGAGGTAGTGGTCTTCTTAGCAGCAGTCTTGGTCGGCTTTACCCCACTGCGTTTCTTGGCCTGTTCGACCAGGATCTTCAGCGCTGCCTGGAGCTTTTCGAGACGACCTTTGAGCGCGTCTACTTGCTCCTGAAGTTGGGTATGCCGTTCCTTAGCGATCTCCGCTCTCGACTTGACCCGAGGCTTCGTCACTCTTACGGAACCGTGCTTACGGCCCTTCAACTGACGATTCTTCAGGTAGTATTCACGACGCTTAGCCGCGTCATACACGTGAGAGAGGGAATCCTCACCCATCAGTTATCCCGAGGGTCTGAAAGATGGAATCGACGACAGCATTAGCGTCGTCCAATCCACTTTGTACAGCGGCGTCACCGGATGCAGACGGATCGACACTATCGGCCGGTGGTATACCGACTGAATCACCAGGCTGTGGCATGTTGCTGTTCACAAGCTGATCGGCCTTCGGATCCTTCGAGGGACGCCAGCCGATTGCCTGACGAATATCGTTGGAAGAAGCGATCTCGTTGCGGGTGAACTTGTCAGCAATCTCCGCGATGGTCTCCATCGGAACGAGCTTGAAAGGATCACGGAAGTACATGATCGATTGGCCTTGCGTCCGAGCGGTCTTGGTCAAGAAGGTGCGCTTCATGGCCTCTGCGATTGCCTGAATGACAGGTTCGACTGTTCGGTTGAAGTAGTTCAACATGGCCTTCTCGTCGGCCGTGCCATTCATCACTTCTTCCGTAAGACCGAGCTGAGCATAGAGCAACTTCGTAAGGTACTCGATCTGGTTGAGAAGGTTGTTCTCAGCGGGACGGTTCAGCTGAGTGATCTTCTCGGTTCCGTCGGTATAGGCAATGCCGTACTGACTTCCCTTGAGTTGGAACTCAATATCCCGACGTCGCTGTTCGGCCTGCTCTCGCCTGGCCTCGGACTTGATCACGTAAGGGAGCTGGATGATCATGTCGAGTTTGCCGGAACTGGTCTGCTCATCTACCGAGTCCAGCATGCTGAGCTTCCGTATGAGCCTCTGCAAAGTCGAGTTCGGCTCGTTCATTACGGAATATAGCGGGTTCTCGACAATCGCCGTGGACTTCTTGGCGACAGTCACATCCTTGCGCTGACCATCTCGTTCGTCGTAAAGGCTCACCCTGATGTGTTGGGGGAACCACTCAACGACTCGACCGACCCGCATCGTGTTGATGATGTAGCTGTTGGAAACGGAAGGGTCAGTGTCGGTGTCGACCGGCACAATAGCCGCGACGCCTTCTTCGAACAGAGTCTGGGCAATATCCTGACGGAACTGCCTAGCAGCTTGATCGACATTGGCTTCTACAGTCAGACAGTCCTGTAGTCCACTGACTCGATCATTGAGATACCGTCCATCGTCGTCGAGCTGAACATGTCGAATATCGATCGCCGAAACATCGATAGCCAAACGCGTATAGATCGACGAGATGATTGACCTCTCGCTCGAAGATCGCGATCGGCTCCTACCCGACGGACTGGAATATCCCCAACCGTATCCACTCGTCCGGATTTCATCCCAGTAATTGGGGTCCGTGAAGAGATTCCAGCTGTGCTTCAAACCCTCCTTCATTCGCGCAAGCAAGTTTGCCATGTGTCACCTCCTCTCTACGAATATGCCCGGCGCTAGCCGATGCCCATGTCTCGAAGGAGGTTCTGGGCTCTCTTCATGCCCTCGGGGTCCTTGATCTTGTTGAAAGCCTGCTTGCCTTTGTCCAGGATGATCTTGTCGATCCCGGCTTTATGGGCATACAGAGCTCCTCCGACGGCAATGGCAGTAGCCGCAGAAGCGTACTGAGAGTTTCCGTTGAGGATATGGCGAGTACCACGAATCCCCCTACCGGCGCTCTTCTTTACGTTCTTCCGCTTTCGCTCGCTGCGAGCCTTCTCGGCGTGCTTGGACATGTCCTGTTTGGCGAGGTGGTGATCGAAGGCACGCTGATATGCAGGATCCTTCTTACCTCGTGCCTCGACAGCAGCCTTGATCAGCTTACGTCGAGTACCAGCACCTTCGCCGTAGAACATCTTGGCGCGAGCGAATTCCTTGGCATCGCTTCGGGCCTGTCGATTGGTCTTGTTGGAGACGCCAGTCGGACCATTACGCCTCACACCCCAGTGCATTCCCTTGATGCCGTAGTGCGAGAGAACCACCTCATCGAGGGGCGGATTCACTCCGCGAATGACCTTCACTTTTCACCTCCCTCACAGGTTCGTGATCTTGTATGCCCCGCTACCTCGCTTCTGCTTGGCGTAGGACGGCCCGCTCGTGGCTCGGCGAGGGAGGCCCATGGCGTTCGCCGTGGCAGCCTGACCACGCTTGGTTTCGGCTCGGACCGCTACCTGCTGAGCAAGAACGTCCTTGTTGGCCAGAACGATCCGTGCAGCCTGAACCGAACCAGCGACGATAGCCGCTTTTCCGATTTGCCTCCACGCTTCGTTCTGCTGAGCCTTGGCGAGCTTCTGCCCCTTGTTCATACGGCGGTTGATGCGTTTGACGCCACCCTTGCCGAATGTCTTCTGATCCTCGGCCCGACGACGAGCAGAATATCTGGGGTTCGGGGAGTCATCACGACCCTTACGAACTCCCCAGTGCATTCCCTTGACTCCATGATGAATGAGTTCGGAATGCTTGGCGTCGAATTCATAGACCATGTCGGTAAGACCTCCCCAGACAGAGTCGTCCGTGGGGTCTCCTTCCTTGGTCACCTTGAATCCGAGCTTCTCATAGATGTGACGGGCGTCTGGGGAGTTGCCGGGAACCTCCAGCGTCATCCTCTTGAAGCCCTGCTGCTTACCGAAATCGCGACCGGCCTTCATGACAGCTGTGGCATAGCCTTTGCCTCGGGCAGACTTGTCGATTCCGAGCCAGTTAAGGTAGAGCTCTTCGTCGTTCTTCTTCTGAACGTTCGCGTCACCGACCTTCTTGCCTGAACCGTCCAAAATATCGAGAGAGGCCTCATTCGCATAGCCCTCTCGGTACTTCGGACTGATCCTCCCGAGGAAATTGTGTAGCTTGCTCGGCGGAACCTTCCGAAGAGTGATCGTCTCACCAGACGCAGTTTTTCGTGAAACCGAATCCGGGCCTAGAGACTTGAGAGGCTCTCTCGTGGATTTGAGGCGGTCTTTTCGAACTCCCCAATGCATCCCCTTGACGCCGTAATGCTTGACAGGATCGTCTGTCTTCGGCATGTTCGACTCGATGAGATCGAGGAGACCGCCGTACACTTCTTCGAGATCGAAATCGTCCTCGTTCATTCGAACATCTCCTTGTTGGCCTTGAAAGCGATCCAAGCGTCCATCATGGCGGCGACGTTGTCGATCTTCGCGTCCTGGCGCTTCTTCAGGAGCTTGCGGTTACCGTTCGTGTCCTCCATGGTGATGGCATTACCCATGGCGAAAGTCATGAGTGCTTGATCAAAGACAAGTAGACGTTGTTCACTCAGAATCTTGAGTTCCCCAAGCGGGACCGATTCTGTCTTGGCTCCCTGGATCACTTTCTCAATGCCAAACGGACCGTTCTCCGCCTCCCAGCGGGTTACGAACTCCTTAGCGTTGTAGGGGTCGAAACCAAGTGCACGCACGTCATACTCTTGTTCCTGGATGAAGGCGTCCAGGTCATCAAATACCTGCATCATGTCGAGGACGGTACCCTCAAGAACATGCAGGCTGCCTTCGTTAATGAACTCATCGTACTTCTGCCGCATGGCTCCAGGAAGCTTCATCAACGTCAATGACGTGATATAACTCCTGGTTTTTATGCCGAAGCCCTCTCGCAATGGAAAGAGGAATGTGAATGCGCAGAAGTCATCGCCCTGAGAAAGGTCGGCGCCCAGAGCACAAGGCATACGCCAGAACTCTTTTCGAGGATGAGGCAACGTCTCCTCGTAAGTGAAGAAGTACGTGTAACCCTCCATCGGTATGCCGAAACGTTTCGCCAGAATGTCATTCCGGGAAGCTGGGGCTTTCTCGGCTCGTTCAACATCGAGTTGATAGGTTTCATAAGTAACCGTCTTCCCGAGGTTAGGGTTGGCCTTTAGCCACATCGCTGGATTTGCGACCTCTTCCAGCTCGTCCAATCTGTAGTGCCAGATCGAGACGTGAGGGGCTTGGTACTCACCCTTGAGAATATCGGCAAGCTCCAGCTTGATGGTGTCGCCGCTACCGTTACGTACAGTCCCTTCTGAGCTGATCGCCACAATGAGGTAGTCGTCGAGCTTCGAGGCACCCTGTTCGATTGCACCGACCACGTCCTCTCGAATATCGCCCGACAACCATTCGTCGATTGTGGAGATCTTGGGGCGGAGCCCCTGGAGCTTGTTGACCGACATCGGTCGGACCTCTAGCAATGAACCTGTCAAAAAATTCTCGACACCCTTCTTTGTCGATGCAAGCTTGACTCGGTTCGCTTTCGATCCTGTGGTGTTCTGCAGTGATCCTTCAGTAAGGAACTGAAAGAGTGGGCCGCGGCTCCGAGTGATGGCAGTGCGGAAAGGTGACATCACCTCATCAGCCTGCTTCATGGTTGGAGCTGTTGTGATTTGATGCGTTGTCGCTGTGTCGACATTCAAGAAATAACTCTGGATGCATTCGGCATACATCGACTTGGCAGCGCCTCGGGCGACGATGAGATATTGCTTTGTCGTTAGTCGTTTCCTGATTGTCTTAGTGACATACTTTCCGCCGTGGTTGTTCGGACTGGGTTCGTAGACGCTCCGATCGACGAAGTAGTACCACCCGAATATCTGCTCAGCCCAAATCTTGAAAGACGGCAGGAGGTGGAGATCAGCTCCGTCGGTCAGAGTAAGCTCATTCTCACAATAGAGAATAAAGCCTTCTACCGGTCCGTCATCGTAGTAGATGTTCGGGTTGGCGATGAGTGAGTCGATCCGGTTCATCTCCAGAGAGATCTCTCGATTGACGGGGATCTCGCCGCGAATAACGGCATCACGGAATTCGCCGTAATACCTCGGCGTCGCCGTGTTCGACAGTGTCATCGTCCACCCTCCTTTCTACCTTCCGACGTTCGTGTAGTGGTTTGACATTCTCCGAACAGCGAGACCAGCGCCTGCGGCTGCGGCTCCCGAAGCTCCTCCGGTGTAAGCGGCAGCACCGACCTTGGCGACCCCGAAAGCGGCCTTGAGTGCCTTTCCTGCGGGGCTATTCATGAACTTGTGGACTTCGTTGACTGTCTTGCCGATGCTGAGCACCTGCTTGACCGCCGTATGTCCGGAGTCCAGTGCGTTCTTCTGCCTCGGAGTGGGCTCGGAAGTCAGTCGGTGGTACTGCTGTTCGAGGTTCAGACGAGTCACGACATTCTGGAGTTCGTGATTCGAAAGAGCGTCGGTTCCACCACGATTGATCTTGCCGAAAGCCTTCTCCACGGCCTTGGCGTCCTCTGAAGCCCGCGCCTTCGGAGTGGTCTGAGCCGTGGAAGAAGAACCCCCACCGGAATCACTCTTCCGGACACCCCAACGCATCCCCTTGACGCCGTAGTGAGAGAGACCGGCTTCGTGCATGGCGAAGAAGGCGCGGCCTCGTTCAGTCTGAGACATAGCTACCTCCATGGGCGACTGACGCTTGAGTTGGAACGTAGGACCTGAGTAATCTCCGTCCCACAGAGCAATCCGATCGAAGTTGACCCCGTAAATCTTGTCGAAACCGTCGGGGAATTTCTTCGCCGGGGAAGTCGGATAGCCCAGCGTCAAATGAGGAGTCCACTGGGGGAACTGATCCGCTGACAGATATGCCGAGTCAACGAGATCATTCTTCAGAAGCTGAGACCGGAAAGTCTCAATCTCCTTGGCCCACTGCTTGTCGAAGAACAGAACATCGGCATTCTGATCCCCCAGAACTCCCCGACTCTCAACGTCGAGATAGAACTGAGAAAGAAGAGATGCCGCATGCTCTACGTAGCCGACGACCAGATCCATCTGCGTCTGGTCATATCCAGGATTACCCAAATACAAGAGGGTGAGATGCGGTTCTTTCTCACTTGAGATCTTGCGAACTGGATCATCGGCCGAAGGAATGGCTGCGATGATCATCGACTTGTCAGCGTGGGAAATGCTGTTCAGCCCCACCAGTTCGTTGACGATGTGGCGGTTTCCGCCATGGGATCGACCCACGAGTCTCCCTCCCTCACGATGCTCATTCGAACTTCGAGCTCCTCGATCTGCTTGTTGAGCGACTCGATGACGAAGGATGTCTGAGGCGGGTCGAACAAAAGACGTACTCTCAGATAGATATACGTCTTGACCATGTTGAGCCGCTTGTCGCCTGCGAGGAAGTCATCCCACGTTGGCGTAGCGTCCTCAATCATGAAGCCCTCGGTCGGGCCTATGCCCAACTGATGGAGGACTGAGAAAACGGTGTTCGTGTGCAGGATGACATCGGCGTCGAAACTAGTGTCGGCTTCGGCAATACCGATGATCTTCTTGACACTGGTGAGTATGCTGTCTACCACGTAGGAACCTCCCTCCAGATATGGCGGGCTCAGCCGAAGAGTCGGTTGACTTCCTTCTGAACGGTGCTGGCGTTGTAACCGGCCTTGGTGAGGCGGGCGACTCGATCCGCTCCGGTGCCCCACTTGCCGTCGATGACCTCGTGCGCGATCTCGTTGATCGACTTGCGCTTCGGCTTGGTGGTGCTGGAGAGCAGACGGTTGACCTCAGCCTGAACGGTCTTGGCGTCGTACCCGGCGTCCTTCAGCTTCTTGACTCGGGTATCGCCGGTGCCCCACTTGCCGTCGATCACTTCGAGAGCGATCTGGCGGACGGACTTCCGCGGTATGGGGGTGGAGGGGCGCGGGGAGGAGGGGGAGTGCTCGTCGCTCTCGGTGAAGTGCGCGTACCACTTCTGAACCTCACCGAGAAGCTCGGTCCGGATCTTGTCCATGAACGGACCGGGGCATGCAGTCGCCGACCAGTCGTGGTGGTAGTAGACGTTGTTCTTAGTCGGCTTCTCCTTGATGACGTGGGCGAAGAGCCAACCCGCCAGACGGGCGGCCGACTTCCACGTGGTCTCGGAGACCTCCCAGTTGGGGGCGAACGTCTCGTCGGCCATCTCGATGGAAATGGAGGACTCGTTGCCTCCGCGGTTGCCGACGGCCCAGGCGTACTCCTTGACGTGGACGTACTGAGCGACCCGGCCGTGGGAGTCGACGTCGAAGTGGGCCGAAGCCGGGCGGGTCTTCCAGACCGCGAGAACACCGGCGTGGGTGAGGTTTCCACCGTTGTGATGGAAGGTGACGGACGTCTTCTTGAACTGCGTGTGGGTGACGTGTCCGGTGGCGCTGAGCGCGGCGATGAAGTCGCCGACGGGCTCGTCGTAGGATATGGTACCCATGTGTTCTCCCAGGTTTATGAAGGATTTTGCCCGATGTTCTTCAGGCGCAGATAGAACGGGTAAGAAGGTGCGGCGTAAACACGATTCGATGCACCGGCAGCCGAACCAATATGCGCCAGCCCAACTCTCACTTTCCCGTCGCTTCCGATGACACCAGAACCAACGGTGAACATCGGAGGTGAGGAATGCTTGCTTACTGTGAGGATGGGGTAAAGACCAGGTCGGCCTTCAGATGGAGGGGTGGAAGATCTCGACGTCCCGTAGTAAAGAATCGCGTTCAAGGATTCATCCATAAGAACCCAGTCCATGTAGTGCGAACCGAGGTACAGAAAATCAGCGAACACTTCTATTCGATCTCCGGGGGAAGCATCGATGGCTCCTGCGAGAGCAGTTCCTGAAGAGGTTCGAACGACCGTCCAAGAGGAGACTCCCGGAAGACCTGACAGATCGTCATCTATGACCGTTACTTCTATGGTCTTGCTCGAACCGCCAGAAACCCCAGGATCACCCTTGGGTCCTTGGATTCCCTGCTCTCCTTGGTCGCCCTTGGGTCCTTGTTCTCCGGGATCACCCTTGGGTCCTTGGATTCCCTGAAGACCTTGTTCCCCACGATCGCCTTTGGGTCCGACCACAGGAACGTAGTTCGGAGTGGCTGGGTTGATCTCGGCAATCGTGTTCAGATCCAAAGTGGATCCGCTCGAAAAACCCTTGAGAGAGAAGACGTGAACTCGTGTCTTACCCTCGATGGTTATGAAGACCTTCCACAACCAATCACGAGGATTCGACCCTGGCGCTGAATTATCGAGAAGCTCGACTCCAGGTACCCCGTCGTCTGAAATCAAACGACCCTGCGAGTCGAACCGATAACTTCCCCCGCCAGTCCATCGAACGGTGCTTCCGTTGATGACGATTTCGGGAACGGTCGGTTCGAACCGAACGCCTCCGCTAAGTCGCCTTCCCTCGACAGGACTTTTGACAGTGAGATTCACAGTCTTGGTCGGGGTGCCGGGAGGGAATGACATGGAGTCTCCTCCTCTCTACCAAAGTTTGGTGTCGCCAGGCTTTCGTTCGACTAGCGGTTTGGGGAGTAGTCGCTCGTCGCCGAAGTGAATGGCGTTGTGTGTCCGAAGGGTCACCGCTATCAAGAACTCAGGATCCAGAATGCTCGGATCGCCTTCTTCAATGTCAGCAACAGTCATCGGGTTCATGTGATGGATGTAGATGGCGTCATGAATGTCGTAGCCTTCGATCCCCATGTCACATCCGTTGTCTCGGACGATGACGTGATGACGAATGTTACGCCACTCTCTCGACGTGTAGAAACTCTGGTTCATCCATCGGTCGAATCCGAAAGTTGCTTCCCCGACTTGACCGCGAAGAGCGAGATACCGGAAGCGTTCCTCGAAGCTATCAATCCTTCTCAGCTCTGAGTAAGACCTAACCCTCATAGCCGTCGTGGATCTCTTCCGGAACACCACTCTGGTACGACCGCATAGCTTCGATCGCCTTGGCTGTGAGCTCTTCCATGCGAGCCTGCGAGCCTAGAGATTCGATCTTGGCAAGCTGGAGCTTGACATCTGCTTCAAGCCTCTGCTGTTCCAGTCGTTCGCGGGTCGAACCTAGCTTGAGGAAGTGAACAGTTTCGGTGGCGGATGCTGTTCCATCCCTGAGGCGCTGTTCTACGAGGTCGTGAGCCAACGAAACCAACTGGTGCTCTCGACCTTCGGGAGTGGTAGCCGGAGCGGTCCGTCTCGATGGCCCAGGTGATGGTACCCGCGACTGATTGACCATGCTTCTCTACTCCTTTCAGTGAGTTCCGGATGGGTTTGTTGTGGCTTCTGAGGCGGACGAGGGGTAAAAAGCTGCAGAAAAACTCCCGCCGGGGGTATTTTTAGGAGGCGGGCGATACAGGAGGGGGGCCATTTTTGCGGACCCCTCCCCCCGGTCTGACAAATTTTTTTGAATCCATGTATCGAGAGCTTGGGAGGCCAGAGGTCGGCCAAAGTAAACCGGGTTCGCGAGGGGGAACGCGAGCCGCACGGAGAACTCCAACCGACCTCTGGCCAGCTCATGATGCCGAAGAGTCGTCAGCCTTACTTGCTTCAACTGCCTCGTACTTGGCATCAGTTCCGGTAACGACAACCTCAAGGAAGTCGTCTATACCGTCTTCGATCGCTTGGCTACGTACTGCTTCAGGCAGCTCGTGTGAGTCCTTGACCAAGCGAGCGAGGAGGGCAGTGGTGTGATACCCCAGCTGCCTGTCGTACTGGTCCCACTGTTCCCACTGTGTGAATGGGTCGAATGGGTTGTCGCTTGTTGTGAGCATGCGTTCTGCCATGTTACTCACTCTTTCCACTCAGCATGGACACTAGAGTGGACACCGAGATTCCAAGGTAGTCAGCCACCTCAGCTTGGGTGTAACCCCTACGGACAAGGTCTGCAGCACGAGACCGCATGGCCGGATCGTGCACCACTGCCTCACGAGGCATGGCCAGTTCCTTGAGCTTCTCCGTATCGGTGTTGTCCAGGATGTCCTTCAGTTTGCTAGGACTGATGGCTCCTGCTTGGATCGCTTCCCATTCCCGAGGAGAGATCACGATCTGATCCTTCTTGGCACCAGTTCTGATTCGTGCTTCTTCGAGAGCCTTCGAACTCGCCTTCTTCTTGTCGCCTTCCTCCATGTCTGGATTGGCTTGGAGCTTCTGGCGGTAGATGGCATTCCCAATGATCTGGGCCTGCCTTTCGAGGGGGGCATTCCTGAGAGCCAGGTTCAGAGCCGCATCGAGACGCTTTACTTCTGGGGCATAGGTGTTGGCTGCAGAAGGAGAACGCCGAATAGGCTTGACCGAGAGGGTGGCCTTTCGTGCTTCGTTGGCCATGCCCTTCAATGCGTTCGAATGATCCGCATAGACGATCTCGATCGGAGTAGGGTTCTTCGACAGGTAGGTACGAGCATCATCAACAGTCGATAGCTTCGCAACCTTCTCCATAACAGGAGTTTCCCTCGTCACAGGCTCACCGTCACGCTTCACGACTTCGGTGTCTGGACGAACCCTATAACTGGCTACCCATACACGCTTCCCAGTATCAGGGTCTACGACCTTGGTCTCAGACGTCTTTCTACCGGTAGGCACATACACAAGCCTGCCAGTGGCGGCATCGATGGGACCGCCATCTTTTTGAGAACGAAGTTTGCGTTCAGGGATCTCAGTCGTGGCGTTCTGTCCAGAGTTAGAGATGACGGTGGATGCACCACCATTCTTCTTCTGGTACTTCCTGACGAGGGCGGTGATGCCGTTGTCGATGGCAGACTGCTTGTAGTCGAGGTGGTGCTTCTCGGCATCGATCACAACCATGGAATGTTTGACGGCACGCTCAAGCTCAGGGAACGTAGCGCCACCGATGGTCATGTCGGTGATGAGATTGGACACCTTACCCATCTCAATACCCTTGGTACGGGCACTCATCTTGGGTACGTCTTCAGGCAGCTTGTACATCTTGGGGTCGAAGTTCTTGAGACCCTCAAGCGGCGGGCGGGTGGCAATCTGGCGCTTGTCGTTCGGGATCACGAGAACCGTGTCGCCGTCGAAGTCTGCACCAGACAGTTGCTCAGCAACCTTGGGGTGGATGCCGATAGCATCGCGAGCAGCATTACCGATTACGGACTTGCCTTCAGCCACCTTGTTGTTGACCCTCAGTTGAGGGATCTCGAACGTTCCGCCATGAGGGAAGCGAACTAGGACTACAATCTCACCATCCTTGAAGGTTGGCGCGTAAACCTCGTTCTCGCTGATCTTCGTCAGTGGAAGGATGACCTTGGTTGCCTGCCTCGGCATAGCAGCGGCCTTCAGATGCACAGCTGCGGCATCTGTGGACTCTGCGTATTTTTCGAGCAGGTGCTCTCTCAAAGTGGGGTTGGTGATCGACATGATCTCATCGAGCTCACGCCGTTTACGCTCTTGCACCAAATCAAGCTGTCGCTTGGCGAGGACTTGACTTTGCTTGGAAAGCATTTGAGACGAGAGGGTTCTATTCCACTCATCCCATCGTCCTTCGGCATTGACGACATTCATCACCGAAGTAACGTGCTTTCGACCGAAGGCGTCAGCCTCTTGGATCTGATGGTCGATGGTTGCACCAAACGGATCCTTGGGGTCCTTACCCATGGGCTTCATGGCGTCGAGCTTGTTGCCGGTGTTCGACTTGTTCGTGTTGAAGATCAAGTCGACGCCGGGAGGGAAATCCTTAGGATCTCCTCGCATAGCCATGCCCTTGAGGTAATGGGTTCCGTCCACAGCAATACGAACCTGTGCATAGGTCGCGTTACCGAGAGACGTGTCCTTTACCCCAGGACGAACCTGAATGACACCGTCACGGAGGCTTCCGCCTTCTTCCGCATACCGAACCTTGACTCGCTTCGAATCGATCGAGATCGGAGGCTTGATGGTGTCGAAAGCTTGACCGCGATCCACAGGGAACATCGTGATCTGTTGGATCTTGTCACGGTTCCTCATCAGATCGCCGAACGTGGTACCGGGAGGACAGAGGACCTTCAGTCTCGTGTCCTTACCCGTACCCAGCTGTCGCACAGGAACCTTGTGGAGTTCGTAGCCTTCGTCCCGAAGAATGGAGACAGCAGTGTTGAGTTTCTCGGCACTGATGCCGCGGTGAAGCTCGACGCCCTTGCCCACATCGACGAAGCCCTTATCGGCTACCTGCTCGCGAAGCATCTCCGCAGTGGCCGTGAGAACGTCATTGCGTTCCTTGCGACCTGGCTCAAGCAGAGCTCGAACAGAGGATTCGCCAGCGAGCCCCATCTCCTTGGCGATGGCACCGTTGGACCAACCCTTGGCCTTCAGCTTTTCAGCCTGTATGATCTTGGCTCGGGTTGCGGCGTTGTTGGCGATCGTGGTTGCGGCGCGAAGTTCAGTCGTCGTCATTCCGAAACCTTGGGCGATCTCTTTGTCGGTGAGACCCGGTTTTCCATCCTTCTCCTTACGGAGATCCTCGACCATGCCGAGGAAGGTCATGGCGCGAGTTGTGACGTCTTCGCCGGAACCCCAGGGATAACGGCCAGATTTTCGGAGGATACCGTAGTGCACAAGGTAATCCTCTTCGTCAATGACCACGCTCACTCGCCACCCTCCAATCTGTACTCGTCAATGGTTGCCTGGTGCGCCAGAATGATGCTGATGATCTCGGTCAGGACGACCCGATCGATCTCGTAGCACTGAACGTCGTCATTCTGGTAGAGACGGAGTTCGCCCTCGATTTCGTAGGGCTTGTACCCGTACTCCAGACAGAAGACGGCAGCGTAGATGAACAACTGCTCGACAGAGCAAGGAGAAACGCCAGTCTTCAGATCGAAGATCCGAAGGAACCCGAGAATATCGCCAACCGGTTCGGTGTAGACGTCGAACCCAATGGCATCCGCGGTGCCGTAGCAGTCCATCGAGAAGAAGAGAGCCCTCTCAGGCTCCATCCCATATTTGATGGCGTCATTGACATACTGACTGAGGGTAGACCCATCAGGCATGAGCTGTACGCCTTCGGAGATCGCATGGGCAGCAAGCTTGTGGAGGCTAGTGCCTCGTGCAGCGGCCTTGACGGTCTCCAGACGCTTGCGGAGCTTCTCTTTGTCGTATCGGAGCCAGTGGTAGTTCGAGGGGCTGAGAAAGGCGTGTGTGCCTTCGAGCTTGGCGTGATCGTTATACGCCTTGAAACGCTGCAACGAGCGCACGGATTACGTCCTCTTCGATCTCGGGATAGATGACATGAGCGAAGCTCATACCGTTGGCCAGCTCCAGATAGTATTCCTGGTTCGGTTGGTATGGAGACGTCGCGCTTGCTTTGACTTCAAGCATCGCCCAGCGAGCCCTATAGAAAATCGACAGATCCGGGATACCCTGAATGTACGCGGAGTCGTTCTTCAGAATCAAGCAACCGGGGAAGCGAACCTTAAGCTTGTCAATGAGCTTCTTCTGATACTCACTTTCAAGCATGGGCCACTCCAGTCACTCAAAAAGAAAGGGCTCGCATTGGGCGAGCGAAGGCTTATTCTATCCCTTCTATTATATGGCATGTATTACCGGCGAGAGGGTATCTAAAATCACTCCAGTACCCGAAAGACTTGGTACAGAGGAAATACGTACGTTCGATTCAGGATCGACATGACTAGCTCTCGTTCGAGCAATCCCAGCAGGACCGCGGCGTCCCACGAAGTTTCATAGACTTCTTGGGTATTGATGTTCTGTACCGGGCGGCTGAAGCCTTGCGGTCCGATCTTGAACTGCCTGTGATACTTCTGCGCAAACCACAATGGCCGCCAAGCGAGGTTGGTCACTCGGTTGTTGGTTCGGTCTCCGTCGAGGTTTATTGGTGTGTTGAACTCAAGACTTCTTGCGGTCCGGATGAAAGCATCGGCCACCAACACTGCGACCGAGCGCTTGTGCTGCACCCCCTGACGCATCAGACCTACTGTTTCGATCCCCTTGGTGTTGAGATAAGTGCGCATGATTCTGCCGGTTGTGTCGTTCTGTATAGCTCCGGCATCGCTCACGGAATAGCCTGAGAACCCTACTATCTCGCGCCACTCTTGCATGAGGTCCCCACCTTGCTCTTGAGCTTGACATGATCATGCCTTGCAAAATGTCAAATCTGAAATGAAAACTTTTTTTTTTTTGTTAGAGGGTATCTAAACTTTAAAGCTACGCGTAGTAGTATAGTTTAGATACCCTATAATGCAAGAAAAAAAAGTTTTCAGAAATTTTTTTGACTTTTTGCAAGAACACCCACCCACAGGCCGTCTGACCTGCGGGTTTGCCTCCGTCAAATCTGTGTCAAATCTGTGTCAAAAATGGAATCTGACGAGATTCGACCGAGTGGGTGTCCGTTTTGTGCCTTATAAGATGTGGACAGTCACACCTTCGAGACACGAATTCTACCCGCGAAACGGACCTCATTGAAGCTCTTTTTTGCCTTCAACGAAGCCATCACCTCGGGGTCGATTTCAGATTGTGCAAGAAGCACGTAGTAATGCAGGTCCTTAAAAGGCGTGTTTAGCCGGTCGATCCTGCCATGTGCTTGATGCCAGTTTTTGTATGAATATGTCAGTGAGTAGAAGAGGGTCGCATCGGTAGTGATGCAGTTCCATCCTTCAGCCCCAGCGACATACTGCACGAGGTACAGCCAACTGTCTGTGTCCGGAATCGGCTCGTGTTTCTTACCGTTCCACTCTGCTACCGTGACGGTGTCAGACAGGCCTCGCAGTATCTCCAACTCGTAGTCGAAGTTGTAGAACACGATGAGTTTCGGGTGTTTCTTGAGCGTGTCCCGGACGGCGTTGAGACGCGATGGATGAGAGTACACCACCCGACGCATCGTGTAGAAGAACTCAGAGACGTTCTTGATCGGTTCGTCCGTGTAGACGTTCCATCGGTCCTTCACGACCTTCTTCAAGAGATCCTTGTCATACTCGACAGGAATCTCGTACGTGTTTCTGATCGTGTGCCGGTCGTACGGCATATGGACGAGTAGCTGATTCCGGTAACGGTTCAGCTTAGCGATCCCGATGTACCGCTCGACTTTCGGGAACTTGGTGTACGTGGCGTAAACCACATGTTCCCGCTTGAATTCTGCCCTGCTGTTGTAGAAGCCGTTCGCTATGAACACCGGAATGTAATCGAGCCACGTATCCCCAGGAGTGGCACTCAACATGATCCAGTGGTTTCGCTGCTTCGGCTTTGTTATGTGAATGAAAGCCTTCGTCCAAGCACCGCTGCCGACGAGCCGCTGTTCGTCGAAGATGAAGAACGCATTCTTCACGTCCTTGTACTTCACGATGTTGTTCCAGGAGTCAACCGTCAGAACACCCTCAAGGGTGGCATCCTCGGACTTGTAGATGCCGTAACGGATGAACTCCTTCTCCCAGTCCAGGGAGTCCCGTTTCTTCGCCGTCGTGATGACGTAGACGTCTCTCGGCGATTCCTTCTCTCTGTAGTAAGCCACCGCGACGCGTGACTTACCAGAACCAGTCCCGCCCCAGAGGATCTTGCCGTTTCTGATCTTGGCAAGGACCTCCTTCTGGTGCGGGTACAGGTCGTCCATTACTGCTCCTGTGAGGGGTTCTGGGGCCTGTCGAAAGGACTGGCCGGGTTGGACTGCAAGTAGTCGAGCTCAGACAAGACCAAGATCTGCTCTTCGTACGGAAGAGAATAGAACCAGTCAAATATCTGTTCTTGCGTCCAACTTTCCTCACCTGCCATGTCTACTCCATGGGTTGCGCCGTATCCTTCGCGGATAGCGGCTTTACGGTTGGGTGGAGCCCTTCCGTGACCAGCGAGAGCGTGCTGTCGGCGTTCGGCTTGACTTCGACCGCGTCAGGAGCGTTCGGCTTGACTTCGACCGCGTCAGGAGCGTTCGGTGCCTCCACACGAACTATGGCAGGCAGCTGCATGTTGAAGCTCGGAGGCTGCTCGGCCGGAGGGAGCTCCAGACGAACCACCTTGCCGAGTCGGGTGCCACCGACCCTGGTCTGCTTGTCGAGCTGAACGACGTGCGACGGTCCACTCCACCGGAACGCCGGAGTGTCGAATCGCGAGATCTCCTCGTAGGGCTTGCACTTGAGGGCGAACTCACGAGCGAGCTGGTCAAATATCGGGCTGTTGGACATTCTGGATCTCCTTGCTGTACCGCCGAGAAGTGTGTGGGGTGTTGCTGATCAGAGCGCAAGGCGGGGTAGATACCGGCCAGTGATATCTACCCCTTCCCTGCCTCGCACTCCAACCCCGACCCCTAAAGATCTGGAATGAGGTCGATCACTAGATCGCGCTGGGCGAGATAGTAGTTGAGTACTTCCTTCCTCGACTTCCCGATGGTCCATCGAGCAATCGGAGGAGCATCGACTACTATCTCGCCATCCACGATCAACAAGATCGTATAGCGCGGCAGACTGATATAGAAGTCTGGATCTTCTCCCATCGCCTCCTCGGTTCCTAAGTGATCAGGATCAGTACGTAGTTGACCTTCTGATACTCGGTGAAGGAATCCCACATCTTGCTGAATTCCTCCGGCGTGAACTGTTTGGGCCTGTGGCTCCAGAAATCGAATTCCGCGATGATGGCTTCGTCGAAGACCCCCTTGATCCCTCTGAAACCCTGCCAGTTCGGAGGAACGGCGATGTCCTCCTCGAAGGCCCTCATGAATTCTCGATGGATTTCAACACGGAGCATCTCATCGATGATCCGCTGTATCTCACTCATCCGAACTCCTCCAGGTATTCCTGGACCGTCACGAACTTCATGGTCCTTCCGATGCAGACCTGAATCTCATCGTGGAACTGCGGCCGAGCTTCCAACCACTCCAGAACCTCTTCCGGGCTGCCGTTACAGAGAGGCTTCATGTCGTCGGTGAGAACCGCGTCGAAGTACGTCGTCATTGCCCACCCAGTCCCTTTTCTCGGTCGTTCTCGGCCAGCCTGTCGGCGATGTCTTCCGTGAGCTTCGCGACGATGATACACGCCGACTTCATCGCGGGGTCGCTGATGTTGGACGCCCGATTATCTGCTTCCTTACTGATAGTCTCCAGGATCTCCCTGACCCGCCCGTCAGCGATCCTCTTGACGTCCTCTTCGGTCAGCAGAGGCTTCGGCTTGTATTTGTCTCCGACCCGGGCCAGGAACCCAGCAGCTGTTTCGTAATCTCCATGCTCTCGATCCCAGATCTCCCAGACCGAATGCTGATCGACCTTGGCCAACCACTTGTAGATTTCCTGCTCCGTCCCTTCGAAGACAGGGTTAAGTCCGCGGTTAAACTTGTAGGCTACGGCATATTCCAGCTTGTCACTCATCGGTCGACTCCTCATCATCTTTGGTCATCGGGACGCAGACGTGACAACGCAAGCGCCAACACCCGTCGTCAACATGCCCGCACTCGAAGAACTTCAACGTTACTTCTTTGGTCAACTCGCTGTCCGGATACCTCGGGCTAGCGAGTTGATTGTCCATGGCCAGAATGGCCTCTACCTGCGCCAGAACGGCCCTGAGCTCGCTCTCACGGCAGACCAGGCAGATATCTGTGATCTGCCCGCTAGCCGACCGTGAGAGCTCCTCCAGGGCCTTCGTCTCCATGCACAGGCGACATATGACCGCCCGCGGTTCCATCACTTGTTCTTCGTCTGCTTCTCTTCGTACTCCCGGATGAACTCGCCTTCTTCCCAGGAGACGGAGAGCAGGCGATTGACGACCTGAAAGCCCGGAGCGTCGAGAACGGCGTTTTGCTTCAGCCATTCATAGACGTCCTTCTCGCTGCCCTCGAACATGACAGCCTGAATGCTGTTGGCGTCAGCGATAACCGCGAACTGGTTCCACCAACGAATACCACTCATCGCGGATCCCCCTAAATCAACGCGCAGATTTCATGAGCGGTCTGCTCGATGAGCAGTATGACGTCCCCACTGGAGTTTCCGTGGTACGTAGCGGAGTCCTGGGCGCGAGCCACCTTCAACAGAAGCTCATGCACCTTGACATACTTCTCGGTCTCGTCTAGAACCGCCTGGAAGGTCTGGAGGAACGACTTGTCTCTGTAGACTCGGAAGTCCGGCGAATCAGCCAAGCAGGTGACCCAGTCACCAATATAGGCCGTTGTCTTAAACACCCGACCGCTCACCTTGCCGGTAGGAACGTGGATGACGAGAAAGTCTCCGTTGGAGCCGTAGGTGTAGTGAACCTCGCTACCCGTCCACTTGGCGATCTCGTTTATGTTCTCACGAGTGATGCGTATCGCCTTCACCTTGAAGGCCCTGCGCTGGTAAGTCTGCAGTTCCGCAGTGACGATCATTTTTCTCTTCTCCCCATGTAGACCGTTGCGGGCTTCGTTTCGCCCGTCCGACCGACGCGGACGTCGAACATCAAAGCCCATTCGTTGCTGTTGAACCACCGACGGAGTTCACCCGGCAGTCCTTCCTTGATGATGCGCCCTTGACTATCGACGACCGCGTCGTTCACGGAATCCCCTTAGCTGCGGACGTGGATTCGCCCGCTCTTGATTCGGTAGATCGATTCGTATGCAGTTGTGACGAACGCCACTAGACCGGCCACCATGGTTCCGGTGGCAACCCAGAACGTTATGCAGATGGTCCAGTAAACGGTCGTGAGGTCCATCGGAACTATCGTCTCCCTACTTCTCTTCTTGCGGACGACGAGGGAAGAAACGCTTCAACCCTCGCTTTGACACCTGCTCGATGATTGCCACAACACCGAGGAGGATGACCAGAATGAGAAACACCGCGATGCCCACGCATATACCCAGTGCCGCAAGTGTTTCGGTATGCTCTGCCGGTGGCATATCAGGCTGCAGTCAGACGACGGTGCCGACCACTGGTGGTTTTCTTCTGCTGGGGTAGTGTCACCACATTCAGTTCGACGATGGTTGCTTCGGCCTTTTGACGTGCCTCGACGCGCTTCTGTACCGCCTGGAAAAGGAGCTTCTCAGCTTCGCGGACCTTCATCCAGTGCTCTTTCCTCTCCGCCCGCTTCTCGACCCAGATCTGACTCCCCGCGTCGATCCCAACCGCCAGAACCACTACCCCAGCCGAAACCAGGAGAACAAACTCCAGCACGTTCACTCTGTTCCTGCTTTCTTTCGTTCAAGTTCTCGTTGTGTCCTGTGTTCAATTCACAGTGGAATACAACCCAGAGCAGGGCGTCAACGAACATGATGTCGACGCCCATGACCACCCACCAGATCCAATCCATCAGGCTGGACGTTCTTCGTTCTCGTCGGCAGCCAAGGACTGAAGCGCCGTCGTGATCACGCTTCGATCCCCTTCGGTGCCCCGTCCAGCTCCCAGCCGGTGTCCGAGATGATGTCGACGTCGTCGTCGCCGCTGATGTCCTCGAAGATGCCCTCGGCCAGAGCCTGAGCCTCGCCCTCCTCGATGTACTGGGCGTAGAGCTGCTCCAGCGGGCTCTCGTAGAGGAATCCGAAGAACTCCTGGAGATACGCCGTTCGACCCGACTGACCGGACCTCAGCTTCCAGTCGTAGGGGCTGATCGTGAGGTCGATCCGGTCGAACTCCGCGTGATCCGCCAGCTCGGCCGTGTCGGCGTCCAGGGTGTTGCGGGTTCCCTTGTTCCGGGAGATGAGCGCGATCGTCGGCGGACGGCCCTTGAAGTTCACCACGATCTTCAGGTGGATGAACTCCTCGCCGCCTTCCTCCAGCGGAGGCTTGCGCTTGACGTTGTAGCCCTGAGCCTCCAGGACGGATGCCGTGGGCGGGTCGAGGAGTACGTGGAAGGAGCGCTTGCCCCCGTCGGGGTTGAAGTCGTCCGAACGCCCTTCGAA